CTGTGCCTCCCGGGTTCATGGTCTGCATATAGAGCGCGCAGAAATGAGCAATAAACAGGCCTATGGCATGCTCCCACATGGCGTTATAACGGTACTGACTTATGCAGGCATTCCCGAGCTTTACGTACATATCCATGGCCGCATCCGGGATAAGCCCCTTAAACTGAGGATACGTAGCAAGGAATTGGTCCTTGGTGTATACCTTCTCATTATCACGCTTGATATTAGACGCCTGCCCGATTATGCCTTCAATCATGTCAATACCTCCTTATCACTTTTTGGCAGAGGTCTTTCTGGTAGTTCTTTTCGCCTTAGCCACCGCCACATCTTCAGCTTCTGCGCTGGAGTCCTTCACTTCCACGATGTCGCCGTCATCCTTCGCCTTAGCAACCGCCACGTCTTCAGCTTCTGCGCTGGAGTCCTTCACTTCCACGATGTCGCCGTCATCCTTCGCCCACTGGTAGAAGGGAAGGCTGGCAATCCAGTCCGGCGCTTCTTCAATAATCATTCCTCCTTTAGTGGTGAAATGGTTACCGCCTGCCTTGAAATGGAATTTCTTCTTGCTGAGAATAATCATGTGTATCCCGCCTCCCCATTAAATGCCGTCAACGTAACGAGCCGGCTGGTAATAGTTGAACTTAACCTGGCCAATCTGAGCCGCATACAGGGTGAGATAAGCCGCACGTTCAATAGATGGCTGAGTCATGGCACGGGTAATCGGCACGGTGATATCAAAGTTGACCTTATCTTCATCGTTAACGTATACCATCATGCGGTCCTTGCTGGCTGTACCGGCCTTAATGCACCAGCGGCACGGTTCGATTTCCACACTGCCGCCCTGATTTACTGCAATGTTGTTGCGCTTGATGTATTCGAGGATAGAGATGTTACCGGCTTCGGATACCTTCTGCTTTACAAGGTAAGCATACTGGGACGGTGGAATCAATACGTGGTTCGGCATACCGGAGAGGTCGTATTCAGACGCTGTCCATGCATCCACCAGAGCCTGATTGATATCCTGCAGAATTTCGTCTGGGGTCTTGTTCTTCCATTCGCTCTTGCCACTGGCGCCGTTTTCGGCAGCGGTGGTGACAATCTTCGGGTCATTCAGAAGGCCGGAAGTGCCGAGCTTCGGGAATCCCATGTACACGTTCTGGTCAAGAGTCTTATTGTAGTTGAGGCGAATGCCCTTATTGAGCATTTCTTCCAGAGAACGCCCAATCTTGTTCATTTTGGCCTGATCTACAAAATTGACCTGCATGGCGTGCATCCAGGTGAAAACCTTGAAAAGATTCTTGTTGGTGTTGGCCTGCATAACCGGAATAGTAGTGGAGCCTGCTCCTACGATGGAGAGGTCATTGGCGCCGGTTGTCCCGTAATCAAGGTCCATAGTGGAGGTATATTCTACCCATCCACCGCCGGTTCTGGCTACGATATCACGCTGCCAGGTAACAGATGTCAGCGGTTCTCTGATTTTTGGGTCAAGCTTTTCCAGTTCGCCTACCAGATAGGAAAGGCCGGAAGAGGTCGCAGAGTCCCATGCACCGGCATAGAATGCCTGTCTTCCGCCCATCTTCATGGCGGAGTTAGCAGCAGAAAACATGCTGGAGTTTGGTTTAAAAGTTGTTCCGTTCATTATTTCATTCTCCCTTCAATTCTTAACTGTTACGCATTCAGGCGGGTCAGAATGGTTATTTCTGCAACGCCGTTAGCATCTACATAGCCGTTGGTCCACTGTACATTGGTAAGTTCCACGGTGTTTTCTCCGTCAGCGGCTGCTTCAAAGCCACCAACTACACCGCCAACCACAGACGCATTGGCCTTAATTCGTACATAGACCTTACCGCCTGCAGTTGGAGTACCAGAATTACACTTAACCACTACCGCACCGCGATTGATGGCAGAGACCATTTCACCGGCATTATATGCGGTTTCATTCTGGTCAGTATAGGATACGGCCTGCTTTACAATGCGAAGTGCTACCCCGCCAAAACGGGACGCTGTAAAGGTACCATCCACCGGGCTGTAGGTGTTGTCGGTGTTGGTCATAAGGCATGCACCAAAAGGTACAGCCGCAGAGCCTTCCTTCAGCTGTCTGGATGTAACGATATCGTCCGGGGTTCTTGCATAGGTACCCGGGAACCCATAGTTCATGCTGATTCCAATTGCTTTTCCGCTCATAGTCTTTAAATCCTCCTGTAATTACTTCTTGTGATAATAATGCGGGTTGTACTTATCACGGATCTGACGGCCGAGGTCGTAGTCATCCATAGCGCTGTCCATTGCCTTATGGCCATGGCGTGCCGCATTCATGACCGTTCTATACCCTCTATCCGCAACACTTCCGCGAATCAGTTCAGCCAGTGAGTCAGCAGCCTGCTTCTTAGCACTGCCGTGGAGCTTAGCTACCACTGGTTTCAATGCCTTGATGGCATTCAGTGCCGCATCTCTGGCTGCTGATTCATCCGCATTCGGATCAATACATTCTTCGTCATCGTCTTCTGCTTCCGGCTGTTCCGGATGTTCCTTCTGATTGATAACCTTCGGGTCTACTTCCACCTGGTCTTCATCAGTGGCTTCTGATTCCTTCTTTCCCTTCAGCTCATCTTCCAGCTTGCCCAGTGGGTCATCATCCTCTGTTTCTTCGCCCGGTTCGTTTTCGACGGTGTAGTCTTCGTCGGTTTCTTCCGGTTCATCTTCATCGTCTACCGGTTCCGCTTCTTCCTTCCGCCCCTTAGCGAGGTCTGCCAGTGCATCTTCAATGCGGGAGAGTCTGGCATCCAGTTCATCCGCATCAATCACCGGCTTTTCTTCCTTCTTAGGTGCTACCGGAGCCTGTGGTTCCTCGTCATCATCTGCCGGTTTCAGCTTTGCCGCCTGTTCCAAGTCTTCCGGCGTGGTGTCCGCATCACGGGCAAAGGTCTGGAACATACGGCCCCAGATACTGTGTTTTCTGCTCATTCTTTTTCCTCCATTATTTTCTGAATCCCTAATAGAAACTTTATGTCCAGCGCGGCCTTTCGTAACTACTGCCACATGATTTCCACGGATTTCCTTCTGTGTAAAGGATTTATCTCCGTCTTTAACCCATAGGCAATCGTAGCCACAGGAAATATCGCGCTTTCCACCTTCAATCTTGGTAATCAGTTCCTTATCGTAGATGATAAGGTCTGCTACCATGCATTCTGAGAGGTTTCCCTCCCCTCTACGTACATCCCGGCATACCCCTTTTATATATTGACTGATGTTGGTCGGGTCAAGATTAGCTCGTGGATGTTCATCCACCACCGGCTTCCCCTCAAACGACGCTAGCGCCGCCTTACTGAATACTTCCTCTTCAGGTCGGTGCACATCGTAGAGCTCCATGGGGTCATCCCCGCCAAACTCAAAGCCCCGATACTGCTGTGTACCGGTTCGTGCAATCGGTACGTCCTTACATATCAGGAACCCTTCCGGGGTTTTAATCATATGCCCGGATATCTTACTGCCAAAATAGGCCTTCACAGGCTACCACCTCCATTCAATGCCTTAAATCGGTATAACGTCATGGTCTGTATCCTCCCACCGTAATACACCTTATGAGGCCAGCTGACATCGTCATAGTTGAGTAATGGCCTTGGATAGCATCGGCAATTAAATATGTCGCCAGCGTCATAGTGCCCATAGCTCTTTTCATGTACCAGCTCTTCCGGTGATGGCGGGTCTCCCCACTGTACAATTACTCCATCCATTTTCCGGTGGGATTTACGCACCCTGGCATCCCTTTCCGTCTTCCAGACGTACCACCTTACGCCCATTTCCTCTGAGCGGGTACGGGTAAGCGCTGTCTGCGCCTTGCTAGTCTCCGTTCGGGCTATCAGCCGGGCATGCGCCTTGGTGTAGTGGGGCCATAGCCTCATGATGTCATCTATCTTTGACTCTGACCGTTCCCCCGTCATAGCGTTTTCAGCCATCATCTTGGTGGCTTTTTTCGCAAAATTAAGAGGCATAGTCTTTATAAGGTCCGCATTGCGTTCCACAATGTCCCAATAGGTGGCATTACCTTTGATCTCCCTTCTGAGCGCCTTATAGATCAACCGCCCTTTTGACCCCTTCAGGGCAGCTTCCTTCCATGAACGGGCTCCATCGGTAAAGAGGTGTGTGGCCATGGCCTCAGCAGCCTGCCGTGCCAGTCGGTCGTAAGTTGGTGACCTTGCTATGCCCCTGAGGGTTTTAAGCAATACAAAAGGACTGGAAACGCCGTTTAGCTTGCGTTTCATCAGTCCCATGATTCCCTTTATGGCATCCTCGTATCGCTTCTCTATCCTCCGTCGGGGTTGGAATAGATTTTGTTTCATTGGTTACCCTCCTGGGCATAAAAAAAGCCTGCTTCTGCAAGCTTAGTTTATATTACAGATTTTAAACGCCAGGTATGGAATCCTTTATACCTTTAGCGGCTTTCATTGCTCTCTGCATAAGGGAATTATTGTTCATGTACT